TTTTTTTTCAAGCAGAAGACGGCATACGAGATTCTCGGTTGTGACTGGAGTTCAGACGTGTGCTCTTCCGATCTGCTGCAGACTTCTGGAGCTGACCGCCCAGCGCCTGGTAGACAGACATAAGCGAAGTGCCTGCACCCGCCGCCTTGAGTTCCTGGAGAGGCGCAGCCATGTTGCGAAGGCCCTCGATCGAGAGCGACTGAACAGCGGGCCCGCCGCGCTGCGCCATCTGGAGAAGGTCGGACGGCCGAACTCTTCCTCCGGTCGCAGCCATCATCTGAGCGATGACGTTGAAGCGCCGCTCCATTTCGGCCTGACCCTTATTGACGGCGCCGGTCATCTCAAGATACTTGAAAGCCTGCTGTATCTGAGACTCGAGCATCTGCGGACTGAAGCGCTCGCCGAAGAGAGTTGAAAACGCAAACTTGAATTTAGCGGCTGAAGGCAACGCTTGAAGCGCGCTTTCCAAATGCCCTGTCGCGGTATGCAGATCAGTGACTAGATCGACCGTCTGCGCCAGATCGAGATTGTATTTCTTCGCGGCATCACGCGCGCCCGAAAACGCCCGTTCGTTGTCTTCGGGCGATAGACCAATGGCTCGAAACTGTGCCTGGCTTCGCGCCAGCCGCATCGCCTGTTCGGTGTAGACGCGAAGTGATTCGGACTGTTCGCGCCACATGTAGCGCGCCTCCCTGCCGAATCGATACATCCGTTCATTGATCTCGAGTGTCCTGCCGAGTGCGGTTTGATGCTGTTGCTGTGCTTTTCTTCGCTGCCTTGCATTCTCCAGTATCTCTTGTCGTTCGCGAAGCGCATTATTTCGAACCTGCGCCAACTGCTGCTGTGTGCCAACCTTGATATTCTGCTGCTCGCGCAGAGCTTGAGTATTTTTGCGGATCTGATCTTCGATCTGCTTCATTCCACCGACTACATTTTGGACGCCGGTGAAACTGGCTTTGATCTTGTATTGACTATCCATCAGATGAACCGCATTAGGATGAGCTTGAGCACGTTCTCATCACTCAATGCTTCGACGATGATTTGGACGAGTTCAGGTGGGTTATTGGAAAGGAACGCTCCCCATTCATCTGGGTACGAGAGGCCGAGCAAGCGGGCCATTGGTAGCTCAGCTTTGACTCGCCGCTGCAGCCGCTCCCGAGCACTCAGTTTCTCCTCCGCAGGCGGAGCAGGTGTGTTTGGTGCTTTTAAAGCGTGGGTCGCGGTACTCCATCACGAGATCGCTCATCGCTTGATTGAGGCGCTCTTCGTCGGGCCAGAGAAGAAGCTTCGCACAGTCATCGATGTAAGCACGATCTTCGTTGCCGCCAAACGAATTGATCTGAGCAATAAAGTATTGCTTGTTCTGTTCGTCCAGGTCGGCGATTTGATTTAGGACCTCGCGTTCAGCTCGTGTGAGTAAACGGACAGTAGCAGTAGTGATCTTTTTTCCTGCGACCTGGAAGCCAGGATTGAGCGTGATCTGGGGGCTGACGATTCTCATACTCCTCCATTAAGCCGATCCAACAAGACCGGTGGGCTGGACTTCAACTTCAACCATTGCGAGATTGTGCGCGTTCGTATCACCTTCCGCACCTTTGATGCTCTGGATCACACACTTCATTGCGCTGATCGCATCGTCGATTGAACCATCATCACGCAATGATTGAATCAAAACCGGCTGAGCGGTGTCGGGATCGAGAAGCTGCTGTTGGAAAAGAGATCGCATCGCAGAGACCATCAATTTGTTCTTCTCTGGATGAAGCTTCAGAGTGATCGGCTCATACGTTTTGACGGGATCGTGAACAAAGTGTACGAGGCTTCGACCATCGCCCTTGACCGCCGGCAAAGGCGCATTGGCTCGCTTTTCGTGCCATGAGCTTACCGCCTCGATCGTATCGCTGAACCCAAACATTTTGGCCTGCACCAAGCGCGAGGTTTGTTCTGCCATGTTATCTCCGTTTCTTAACGAGTAAAGAAACCGCCTTGCCGGTTTTCCACTCTCATTTGAGATTGAGAATTAGGCAACTCTACGCCGCCTCTTCTTCGATGCTACCGACCGTGACCTTACCGGTCCTGAAATCGAAGGCTAGAGGTACACGATAGAGCGTGACATTGATTCGCTCTGCGATCGGGGTGGGTTTGGCATAGACGTCGACGTTCAGAATTCCCGCCTCAAGCTGGCTTCGGTTCGACATGTCCACCTTGACCAGGTAGGCATCCTCAGGGCTGCTGCCAAATAGCACATCATCGTTCCACAGCGTCCAGAGAAGCTGCGAGATAGACGTCTTGATCTCTTCGGCGAGTCTGCCTCGTCCATCGATTGGGCGAAACACATAGGGCTTCAGTCCGGTTTCAATCGACTCCGCGATGACGTTGAAAATCACTCGCACCTGCAGGAATCGATAGAGAGTCAGCGCGCTCACTGTTCGCGCGGCCCAATGTACCTTGCCATATCCTTCTCTGCTAAAGTCCCGCGCGATGTCGACGCCGTTCCGATTGAGCTCGCCGTGTTCGGTATTGTCGAACTTCTTCTCAAGTCGAGTAACGTTGCGTAGCACGTAGTCGACGCCGGCGCCCACGTTCGCGAGCGATCCGGGCTGATTGTGGGACCGGGCAATATGAGCAGCTCTGAATGGAGATCTCGGAACAAACTTCAGCGCACCGGTATCGAGATCATTCGTTTCTACCCATCCGTAAATGTATAGAGCATGACCTTGCGGAGCTGCATACTGCTGACGCTCTGTGATGGCCGCGGCGCTGTTGATTCCGTAGGTAGAGTCGATCAGGGCGAGTAGCCTGAATCGCTCGGCGACGTCAATCAACGCGAGACCCACCGTCTGCTGCGGATACCCGGGAGCCATCAGGAACCCGAGGGGTTGATCATCATCCGCGAAAGCATAAATGCCGGTCTTCGGATCGGCACTCTCGTCGCCAATAATCGTTGTGCTCGTTACCGATGCGCCATCAGCACCGCCTAGCAACCCGGTCGCTGCCGCATAGTCATCTGGATCCTTTGTCGGGTCGAGCCACGTTACTTGAATGAGACTGCTGCCTCCGTTGATCTCCTGGATCTTGGCGGCAGAATTCGCGGCCAACACGTCCCGGTACCATTCTTTCGCCACTCCGCCGTCGTATACGATTAAGAATCCAGCGACGAGCGTAACGCTGACGCCATGCGCCGGCGAGGCCACGTAGTTATAGTCCGCGCCTGGTCCGTAGCTATCGATTTGAAGAACGTCAACATCTGCGACGCCCAGCGTTGTATTCGCTGAAGTGGGCGCGGCGGTCAAACCGGTGCAGGTGCCGTTCGCAATTGCCATGTTCAGCGTCGCATCGTTCCCGCCCGCTACAAGGCGAGTCAGCACGACGTCTGCACCCGCGCCCGATACGGCGAAACGAGCAGTGATGTCGACATCCGCAGCAGCCGCCACACGGATCTTGCCGGCGACCTGAGCGGCGGTATCATTGTTGGCGACCGCGACATTCAATACCTTTGGTGATCCGGTCATACCCGCCGCGGTGACCGTAAACGTGGCATTGCCGGCACCAGCCGCGCCGATAGTCCCAATGACAGTCGCTGTTTCTACTTGGGGAGTTCCAGCTTTTACCAGCGTCTTCGTTGCCTTGGCAGAACCAGCCCCGATTACGCGAACGACGTAGAGAGGCGCATCACAGTTCTCAAGCCACGCTCTCACTGCATCATCGAGATAGCTGCTGTTAGTGCGCGCGCCGAACAGATCGTGATATGACTGTTGCTTGGTGATGAGCGTTGGAACCGCAACGGGACCACGAAGGGCGGTACCAACCATTTTGCCCGTTTTGAACCCAGCTATGTCGAGCGGGATAGCGCCACGCACCGCCTCAGTGACTTTTACACCTGGATAGTCGAAGTTTGCGATCGCCATTATTCACCTCCTACTGGAACGATGTGACGCGGGCCCGCATTTTGGAAACGCGAGGCCTCCGCCTCGGTCAGTTCGGCAACCGAGTTTCGAGGAAAGTGCGTACCATCATCGAGCGTCAGAAGCGTGTTTGAAATGTTCCGATAGCTCTTGTTCTTCGAAACCGCTGTCGTGACCGTCTTCTTCTCAGTAGAAGATACTTCAGCCACGGCCGCCTTCGGCGCTACATCGTCGCTGATCTTGCTCATTGGCATAGGGTCTCCTTACTCCAGCGTTATGACCGTGTCGCGGACCTCGCCGCCGCCAGGTCCGGGTATGTCGGCTACCGGTTCGCGCCAGAGCGCAACCTGGAAGTGATCAAACGGGAATTCATCCGCATCGTCGGGATCGAACGCGGGTTCGCGCCACACGATCGGCAGCCTTCCGATTACTTCAAGCCTGGCGCCTTCGCTCGTCGTGCCGACGCGTTCGCTCTTAAGTACATTCGTGTATCCGAAGACATCTGGCCCGATCGCGACCAGGTCGTCGTGAGTGAAAAGCTTCGTTGCGTAATAGAGTCCACGCCGGTATAAATCCAGCGTAACGTTTTGCGACTCGAAGTCGATGTCCTGTTGAAAGGCGAGGCCGGCCACAACGACCCCAGACCACCGATCGAAGGCGCCCACGACCGCAACTTCTTTCTCAATCTTCGCTTCGAAAATCTCGAGAAACCCGACCGTCTTTCCGGTCGCTATACGATCTCGGTCTTCCCAGATGGTTATTCCGGTGCGAGCCTGCAAGAGCTGACGGAATCCCCCGGTCGCCGGGCTGAAGCTGGTCTTTGGCAATGCCTCGATGCTCTCGGAACCATCGCCGCTCGCTTGTTCTACCGAGGCCAGTTTTCTAAGGTCCGCGACAGCTTTCAGCGCATTGATTAACTGGGCTTCAGTGGTATCAGTTGGCGCGGTGACGAGTATGTCTCCCGTTCCAAGGGCCCGAATAGTGACCGAGACGTTGATCACGCTACCGTCGATCGCCACAGTCAGCGTAACGCTCTCGCCACGACGTCCGCCGGCGAGCGCACTAAGACGAACGCCGCCGAAGTTCAGCACGGCCGTGCCGTAAAGAATGTTTGAGAGCATCTACGAATAGCGCTTCGCGTATGGCATCAAGTTCAACGTCGCATCGATGGCGGCTTGCATCGCCCAGGGTAATCGCTGTCTCACCTGTTGATTGGCATATTGCCAGTTGTGTAACCCTGTCGTGCCTGGGTGATTGACCTTCGTCGCGAAGATCACCGTCCTGCCGACCTTGAATCTCAGTGCCTTTTTGTTTACCGGCACGATGATGTGAGGTTTGGTATCGACCTCGCGAAAGATCGCTATGGGGCTTTCGCTGTGAACATTAAAGACTGGGTTCGTAATGCTCGCACGATCGAGCTTCATCGAGTTATAGAGGCTGTCACCGCCGTGCCGCGGGATCCCGACCCGCACGCGCTTTCGAGCTGATTCTCCCAGGTCGTTCAGCGCAGCGGTCGCATTGCGCAACAGCAGCTTGCCGAATGTCGTTGATCCCGCTTCGAGCAAGCCTGTAAGTTCAGTTCCATAAGCAAGTGGCATATGGGCTCATATATACCATTGCCAACGGCGATTGTAGTTCAGCAGTAAGCCAAGGAACTCTCTGTAGTTTGGGAGATGATCTGCGTCCCTTCACCAATTACAGTAGATAGCACAAAGGAATATGCGAAGAGCGTTTAGGCCTCTGTGATGGAACCGCCGCTGGACGTATATTCGGCACCGAAGAAACGTTAGCGGACCGACTGAAGGATGAAGAAGCTTACGGATTATGTAGGTCATCAGCGTTCTTCAACCAGCGCGACGCTCCAGGGGAACATCTGCGACCAGTGGTGATTCTCAAAGCTGGGAGATCCATTGAATACGTATCTTGGGAAGAGTCGGTCCCGCGCCTGCTCCGGCGTCGGGGTTGTGCCTGATTCAATGATTAGACAATAGAGCAAACGTGCCCGATTTTGCTCAGTAAGATAAGCAATCCCGATTTCCGCAACCTCGAGCTGTTTAAGCCGGGCTATTTCGGCGCCGCTTCCTTCACGCTCGGCGATGGTCTCAAGTTGCTTGTCAGCAATGAATGGAATTGGGAGAACACGGACCAACTCAGGTAACGCTTCAGAGTTGTTGGCTCCATCGTAATCGATCGGTTTAAGCGCTAGGTAAAATTCTCGTTCCGGCTGTTGAATCTCGCGGACCAAAGCCCGTCTCAGCCACTCATCAGGGTCTGGGGTGAGCGGAGTGATGACTTCGAAGACCCTGCCGGATAGCGTCACTCGGTCTTTGGCTTGAACATCCACGCCCGACTCAAACGCAATCGTCCCTATAGGAGCATCGCTGTGACGAGTGGTGATAGCACGAAACGACGACTTTGTTGTCGCCGGAGAATAAGGCTTACAGCGCAGAGAGTTCTTGACTACTACATAGCCTTGAGAATTCGCACGCGAGATGCTTGCGGTTTGTGTTAGAAACCGCAACAGAGCGGCGCGCCCGATACCGGAAACCATCATCTGAAACACCGTCGTGGTCGCCCGGCCCGCGCCAAGGTGAACATTGTGGGGCGATCCCCACTCGAAGGATCCTCTCCGATGGCGATTGCGATTTCTTCCGCTGCGCGATCCCACAGCGGACCTTCTAACGACGGAGCAAACATCTCAAAAGCATCGCCCTCTGCCGTCTTTGCGCTTTTGACTTCCCGCAAAGCCGGCAGCAGCAGCGCGGCGGTTATCAGGTTCGCCGCATTCGAGAGGCGCATCAATGCATCGCCAGTGCGAGAGGCCCACGATGGATCACGTCTCTTCACTTCGAGGAGAGCCGCGCCGCTGTAGATAGGCAGACCTATAGTGTCATTCGACAGGTCCGCCTCTGTCAGCGAGATGTTAATGGCCGCTCTGACCTGATCCTCATCGACTTCCAGGCTCATTCTTGTTATTTCGCGGCGCGGATGTTATCGAGCGTAGCCTGGCCAAGCCCCTTAATCGCCAGCAATTCCTCGTCGGAAGCCGCTTGAACTTCCTCGGTCGTTTTATAGCCAGCACCGGTCAGTAGGACCGCACCGGGAAACTCCGCGTCGATCGGCGTACCGGCACCGGTACTCTTGCTGGAAGACTTCCTTTCAGAGGACTCCTGGCTGAGACGAACAAGTTTTCCGCGTCCTACCGCAGTCAAAGCTTCCGGGGTTTCAGCTACAATCCCCTCTTCGCCTTTTGAAAGGAAGACCTCGCCCTCTGGATGTTGCGGATGTCTCTCCCAGAACGTTTCCGTCGCGCGAACCTTCATTGTTTGCAGTTTGTCTGCCATTTCTTATCCCCCATGAACCGCGCCCCTAATGAGCGCGGTTGTGATTTGCCCTGTCCGCAAACTACGCGTTGACGACGAGGATCTTCGAAGCGTTGGCGTCGATGATTCCGTAGCCCTCAACCTCAGTCATGAAGATCGCCTGGGTCTGCCGATGTGCGTAGCGCTCAATCTCCTGAATGTCGCTGCCGATCTCTGTGACACGTTCGACCGCGAAACGATTGTCCATCGCCACGACCTTGCTCGCCGGTGCATCAGCAGTCCAGCCGAGTCCGACGTTATCTGAGAGGCCGGGATTGATCTGGCGGAAGTACCCCATCATTGCCGGGCCCGCGATGGTGACCAAGGGGACGTTGGCCGATCCCATGTTCAGCATCAGCAGCTTCAACGCGATGGCGTCCTGCGCGAGTGCCGTGTTCAGCACATACGGCGCCGCAAACTTCATCTTGAAAGCCAGCCACGCCAATAGCGTGACGTTGTTCGCGGTGGTGCCGGCATCAAGTGCCGTTAGATTGAAGGAAGTCGCAGCGGTGTTCGCATTGCCATCACCATTCACAACCACGTCGAGTACGGTCGCGACCTTATCGATTTCGGTCTGGACTGCCATCCGCTTGATGTGGAGCGCGATCCGATCGATTCGCTGCCGGCGAAGCTGTTCGTACGACGCCTCAAGTCCCCGTCCATACTTATACAGAGGGATTGTGTGTTGCGCGGCCACCAATTTGGCTTTCGGAATATCATCGCCTGAACCCACGCGCACCTTACGCTGATTCGCCGGGCTATCGGTCAGGTAGTAGGTGCGATACGTGTCCCCATCGATCGGGGATGTCATTGCAACCAGCTCCGACACGGGAATCGATGGAGCGATCTGCTTGTCGGCTCTCGGACGCATCGAGTCCTTGAAAGGGCGCGCCATCGATCCAGGAATGTCTTCCTGATCGGAGTAGAAGGCCCGCACGTCGCCGTGTGTGACTTGGCGCCATTGGCGAGCAACCCACTCCGGAACAAGCGCCCGCGTCTCGTCGGATACGTGAAACTTCTCCCACCTATCGGCGAAGTAACCCTCGCTCGGGTTCGAACGCGTCTTGATGTCTGCAGCCTGCAGCAGGCGCGCAAATCCATCAAGGCCGTCCTTGAATTCCGACTCGGGGTACATGCGGTTAAGGTGTGCTGTGAGTGACATGCCTTTGCCGTAGGCTTCGCGGTAGATTGCTGGCGACATCGTGCGCAGTAATTCCTGCGGCAGCGGTCGCGCTGTGGCCGGTTGTGCAGTCATATTTTCTCCTATACCGAATTGTGAACAGCGGGTGTGTGCGCTGATCGATGCCTACAGTTTGACGATAACTTTGGTGGTATCGTCGTTGTCGATGATCTGACCTCGAGCGGCCAACGCTTCTGCGGCCGTTGCCGCTGCCGATCGGACGTAGCCCTTTGCGCTTGCAGCACCGAGCGCGCCGACAATTTTGCTTCCTATAGTTAGCGTCGCGCCGTTTCCGCCTGGCAGCTCCATATAGCCCTCAACCTGCACGGAGCACAGGTTATCGGCATAGACTTCTAGAAGTTTGCCGTGAATGATCTCAGCATCCTCTGCCAGCTTGACCGTACGGTCTGTACTTAGCACGACTGCGAGTCCGACCTGCGCAGACCCGAACGCCTTCGTAGCGTCGTATACGATCGTCGAGTTGTCGATTTTCATCGTGACGTTACGCTCTGCGATTCCGTCGAACGCAACGGTCTTTCTTGGATCAGCCATTGAGTCACCTCCTGAGCGCGCACTTCAGCGGGCTCGGTTATTGTGTAGATGTGTGGACGGGATCGGTTGAACTAAACGTCCATGTAAGCCGCAGCCGGCGTGGTCGGTGCAGCAGGAACCTGACTATCTTCTCCGTCAACGGTCTGCCGTCCGCCCGGCAGTTTGGCATCAGCCGTGCGCTTCCAGTCATCGCGCATGGTCTTGATCGTTTCGATGTCTGACTTGTCGAGGAGGCCTCGGTAGTGCTCCTGCTTGAACTCGGCACCGTGAGCACGAACGCCTTCTGTTATCGCTGTGTCGATCAAATCCTTACGATAGGCGCGGCCATCATCAGCGAGGCTACGAATGTCAGCGATCTTGTTGACCTCTAACTGGAGCTCGGAGTTCTTCGATCGAAGCTCCTTGTGCTCTTCAACCATCGTGCGAACGATGCTCGATACCGCTTCGCTCTCCAAAGACTCCGGATAGACCGTCCTGAGCAATGTTCGGATATCGGTGAGCGTGGTCTCGGCCACGGTTGCCCGATCATCGGTTCCTTCTGCTGGCTTGGGATCTGTTGCCATCGGCCCAGAGGGATTCGTTCGTTCTGCCATTTCTTCCTCCTGTACTTTGCCGACTGCGACGGATCGCCTCGCGTCGGGTAGGTTAATACGATAGCGCTGCTCAAGAAGCCGCACTTGTTCTGGTCTCAGCTGACCGCTGCGGGCAGCTGCCTGAGCTTTCAAAATCATTGCGCCGGGAGTTGCGCCGTTATACACCGCGCTAACTTCGGCAAGGCGGGCATTCGCAACCCACGCGAAGACTATTTCGGTCCTGATGACCTTTCCATCTTTGTCCTTAATCTCGACTTCATCCCCCGGCCAGTGCCTGCAATCGCTATCCCAATCCAACATATCGCATTGGCATACCGAGCAGATGTATTCTCCGGGGATAAACCCGATCGAAACATCCTTCACGATGCCGGCACGCATTGCGTTGATGTAGTCATCACTCATTGGGTAGGTGCCGTCGTTGAACTTGAGTCCTCGAATCGTGAAGAAGTCCGCAAACACTTCGCCGCCTTCTCCCTTAGCAATGAAGTTCCCTGTAAGAGATCGGCCAAGCGGTAATCGCCAAGTGTCGTGACTATCCTGGAAGGAGACACCGGCTTCGGCGTCGGCGGCATAGTTCTTCAGGCTCGACGGTGCCATCCTCGTATACCATGCGTCCAACACATCGCTTGAAATACGTGCCGACCAGAAATAAGGAGCCGAATCCTGAAACACAGATGGATCAAGCGCTGCCGCGTCGATGGCTGAACGCAGAGCATCTGTGATTGCAGCATCGCCCGCCTGCCTTGCAAAGACACGCGCCGGGAATCCGCAAACGGCTGGCGCGGATTCCTCTCTGAGTTGTAATGATTTTCGGTCGGGCTCCATTTGTTGCTCCTTAGATCGGACGCTTTCGCAGATTAGCAGGACGCTGCACTCGTGGATCGTCTCTCGTCTCGGGCTCGGTTTTGGGTGCCGGTAGGCCACAACTGACGCAGAACCTTGCTGTGGACATGTTTTCCTGGCCGCATCTGCATTGCCAGGAGGTATCTGCGCTCATAATTACCCGAGTGTGACACCAACGGGCGTACCGACGACGTACCACTTACCCTGATAGGCCTCGACGTTGAAGCAATTGCCAATAGCGGCGCCGAAGGTCGCAACGTCTTTCGCTGAACCGCCAGCATTAAACCCAGAACCTGCGGCGTTGCTCACGGTATGAGCGGCGGCGGTTGTGGAGACAATGTGAAGCTCGCAGCCATCGTCGTCACCGGCCACCGGATCCGCCAACGTGAGCGCTGCGGCCGTTCCCTTTGTGATATAGACCGTGCCGTTCTTAACGGCGATCGCGCCATCAGCAGACGCGGCGGTGACCGCTTCGCTCTCCAAAGACTCCGGATAGACCGTCCTGAGCAATGTTCGGATATCGGTGAGCGTGGTCTCGGCCACGGTTGCCCGATCATCGGTTCCTTCTGCTGGCTTGGGATCTGTTGCCATCGGCCCAGA